GCAGGGTCGGCGACTTCCTGCTCGTTTCCGCCTTCGTCGATACCGAATACTGCGCCGTAGTCGATGGTGTCTTCCATATTGGTGCTCCTTCTGCATTTTTGCGCTATTGCTGCGAATATTTTGCGGGACAGTCTGTTCCCGGCCTTCATGCCACCGGGGAGCGCCGGGCGGTCTTACTTCTTGCCGCCACGCAGGTCGTTACCGGTCTTCACGGTGCTGTTGCCCTTCTTGCCGCCAGCGGGCAGAGGAGCCTTGACCTTCTGAGCGCCGCTGTTCTGGATGCTGCCAGCGTATCCCTTCTTGTTGCTCATCTTCTCGTCCTCCTTTCCCGGTTGTTCTCCTGCGTTCCACCGGCGTGCGGCGGGTGTCCCACGCCCGCCGCGTGCCGGTGTTCAGGAGGCCGCGCTATACGCGGATATGAGATGATTGCTTATATTTAGACAGCTCCGGGCTGTGCCGGTGCCGCTGTCTGCTGTCGTGCTGCCGCAGCAGCGTCCTGCTTCGCCTTCTGGATGACGGCCTGCGCCATGCGCGGGTCGATACCGTGCTGCTGGGCAGGCTGCTGCGCCTGCTGTTGGCGTGCCTGCATCTGCATCTGCAGCTGCTGCATCATCTGCTGCTGCGCCTGCTGCTTCTGCAGTTCCTCTTCCAGATAGCTGCGCGTCTCTCCCGCTCCGGGGTAGTGGAGCATTTCCATCTTCGTCCAGAACAGGATGAGCGTCTGCAGGCTTGCCGGGTCGCCGAAGGCTCCCGTCTGCAAATTCATGCGGGTTTCCTGCCACATGGCCTCGCGGTTGGATGCCAGCGGTGCCGAGGTGTCGCAGGAGAACAGGAACTGGTCGTTCCAGCACCACTCACCGGCAGCGTCCTTCTCTAAGAAGTCGTACCGGTTGAAGGTGTCGTACTTGGCGTTGCCGTGGATGTCATTGGAGACGACGGGGCGCGGCTCGTCAGTGTAGGCCAGTCGGAACTTGAACATAGCCTCGAACAGCGCAGCGTAGGCAGCGTCCTTCATCACGCGCTTGCTCTCCAGTCGTCCGGCACTCTGAGCTGCTGCGAACTCCTTGGCCTTGCCGCTGGTGGCCGTGCGGTCTGCACGGCCTTGGAAGCTGTCGGTAATGCCGATGACCTGCCGCGCCTCCTCGTACACTTGGTTGAGGTACACGAGGTCGTATTCTACGTTGCCCTGCAGGTCGTAGACATCAATCAGCGCTTTCGTTGCCGCATTGCCGGGTCGGATGACCTTCATATCGTCAGCGTCCACCTTGATGCTGGCCTCGTCCGGCAGCGTGATGTAGCTGCCGCTCTTGCACAGCTTGTCGATGATTTTGGCCTCGATGCGGTTGGTGGTGTTCTGCTGGTCTGCGATTTTGTCGATGTCGCTGTCGCCGAGGAATCTGCCGTACACGCTCACGTTCTTCTGCAGGATGACAGGAAAGATGTCCGGCTTGTAGAACGGAATGCGGGTCGGCTCCTCGATGACTTCCATCACCGGCAGCCCCAGCTCGTCAAACTCCGTTTCCGAGGGCACCGCGCGCTTCACTACGCCCGGAATCTGTCCGCCGCCTGTCAGGTCGATGGGGATGTAGACCTCCTCGAACTCTTCCTCGGTCTCTTCCCAGTTGCTGGCTCCGCAGTACGGGCATGTCTTGCCGCCGCCTCTGCGGTGCATAGGCTTGGCAGGCTCCAGCGCCGCCGCTTCCAGCTCCTCCGCCGAAACGAGCGAAGCGCCGGGCAGCTCGCCCGGTGCAAAATCACCCTCTGCAGGCTCCGATGCCAGCGGCTCTACCGCGCCGCACTTCGTGCAGCGTCTCAGTCGTCTGGCCTGATAGTCTTCGAGGTCTTCCAGCTCCGTGTCGTTCACCCAGCTGTACAGGCCGATGCCGCCCTTGTCGTTGCGGTAGTAGGCGATGTACTGGGTCACGAGGTCGTCTGCGGTGTTGTCGCCGTCGCTGCCCTTGATGTCAGGCTCCTGCTCCGTCTCGTCCTTCACGTCCACGCCGTACTTCCGGCGGATGTACTCCTTGGTCTGGGGGATTTTCAGGATGATGTAGTCCATGTCCTCCACGCCGGTGTATACGCCGTCCTGCGGGATGATTTGCTTGGGGTGCATGGTGGATACCACCAGCTCGCCGATGGTGGAGTGCGTGCGCCGGTTGTTGTCCCATTCCACAAGGAAGGCAGCGCCGCCCTGAATAGGCACCGTGCGCTCCATCATGTCATTGAGCTGTTCAAAGGGCAGTCTGTCCAGCTCGTTGCGCAGCATGTCCTCGATGAGTTTTGCCTTCAGCTCATCCTTCTGGCGGCGGGCAGTCACCTTCGGCTGGGGGATGTTGCTGTCGGTCTGCGCCTCGATAAGCTCCGCGCAGATGTTGCGCACATGGGGCGTGGTTTTCTTCCGCTCTCCGGCCACGATAGTCTTCAGCTCGTCGGTGCCGCGATACAGTGCCTCCCGCTCGTCCATGCGCGAGATTTCGCCGTCATAGGCGCTCTCGTTGCTTTTCAGACGTTCCTGCCACAAGTGCAGCTTCGTCTGGTCTGCCTTTTTCTTCTTCATGTCGTCCTCCTATCGTTGGGGTCGTCCCCAGCGTTTTATCAGCATCTCCCGCTCCGCCGGGGAAGCATTTTCGTAGTCCTCCCACTGGGATGCCGTCCACTTCACGCCCGCCGCGCCGTTCTGCCACTTGGTGTAGCGCTGCTGCGGCCTGATGTAGTGGGCGATGGCAAGGCTCATCACGCAGTCATCGTGTGCACCCGCCTCCGCTTCCGGCTTCCAGTCTTCGCCGCGCACGAAGGTCAGCATTTCCTGCAGCGTGGTCTGGTCGTTCACGATGGTGATGTCCTCGCGGGTGGCCTTTATCAGCTCAGAAATGATAACAGGGCGGGTCTTTGTTCCCGTCCAGAATCCGAAGCTGTGCTTGACGTTGTGGGTGTAGTCGTCGATGGTCTCCCGGACGTACTGCTTTGGGTAGCGCAGGCGCTCCAGCTCCATGACCGGGTAGGTGGAGAAGTTCGTCTCGATGCCCACCAGCGCCGTGTTATAAAACACGCCGAGGCAGTAGACCTGCCGGGCGAATACGTCCTCGTCGAATTGGTGGCGCAGCATGCACACCTGCTTGCCGGTGCGATTGTCCAGCACCTGCGCCACGAAGCTGTCGCTGCCGTTTCCGGCGGTGTCGCCGCCGATGACATACGGCACGTCCTTCTCCGGTTCCTCGTAGATGCGGATGAAGCCGTCCTTGTCGTCCACCCACTGGATGTCTGTCAATTTCAGCCCTGTATCGGTGAAGGAGAAATACCCGGTCTTCTTCGGCTGGATGTTCTCCTGCAGCCGCCGTGCCACAGCCTTGCTGTTGAATACGCTCTTGCCGGTCACGCCCCACATGCCGAGGCAGTAGACCATGTAGTAATACTCATCCGTCTCTTTGAAGGCCTCCAGCGTCTGGATGGCCTCCTTGGACAGAAAACGGTTGTCCTTGTAGGTGCTCTCGTGGGTGCGCGTTCTGTCGATGGCCTTCTTGCGCTCTACCGGGTCTTTGATGTCGAAGTCGAAAAAGCGCTTCTTCAGCCAGTGGGTGATGCTGATGGGGTTGAAGCTCAGAATGATTTGCAGGTAGTACGGAAAATTCGTTCTCAGTCGGATGTCCAACTGGTTGAAGTCTCCCTCCAGCAGCTCGCTGGCCTCTTCAATCCAAACACCGGTGATGTCGTAGATGGACTTCAGCTTCTCCACGTCGTCGAGGCCTGCGAACAGTATCTCGCTGCCGTTCTTGAAGCGGATATACATGTCGCTGCCCTTGCCGCGCGGGATGAAGTCGATGTGCTCGGAATAGTAGTCGTAGGCCTGCCCCTTCAGCTGCTCGAAGCAGCTCTCGCGGATGGTCTTCGCCACTTTGCGGCATACCAGCCACCGGTGCCCCGGCTCCGACGTTACCCGCTCCAGCACCTTGCGGCCTGCAAAGATGCTCTTGCCGCTGCCGCCGCCGCCCTTCAGTACCAGATACCGGTGCGTATCCGCGAATAGTGGCATGAAGGTCTCGTTGTTGGTCTCGCACAGGCCGTTGTACCACGCAGCTATCTCATACAGGCGGTCTATCTCTTTCTTTTTCACGGCTCCTCACCAGCCTCTTCTTCTGCGAGGCTGTGTGCTGCTGCCGCCGCCTGCGCCGCCGCAATGACGGCCAGCTTCTCCTGTATGCTCAGCGGCTCCGAAGGCAGGCTCTTCCGGGTCTTGTCGCCCAGCTCCACTTCCTGCTTCTGCCGCCAGCCGTAGTTGTTCTGCAGGTTGAAGATGATGCCCTGCAAGCCCTTCTCGCGGGTCAGCAGCTGCTCTTCCAGATAGGCCTCGATGCGGGCGCGGGTCGTCTCCGTGATGCCGGAGAACTCCGGGTGCTGCTGCGGGTCGCAGTAGTTCTGCCATGTGCTCCGGTCTATGCCCAGATACAGGCACATGGAGCTGATGGACGGCGGCACGATGTATTCCGTCAGCTTGATTTCCTCGCCGTCATCGTTGAGAATGGCGCGTCCAAGGCCGTCTTTTGCCGGAACTGTGCGGCTGATGCTGCGGAAATACCGCTCGATTGCCTCGCTCAGTGCCTTTTTGCTGCCGTATTTTTTCGGTCTTCCTGTCTTCATTCCGCCGTTCCTCCTCTCCGGCGCTTATATGTTCGCGCGCGTGCGCACACGCAGGTGCGCGCTTGTCGTGGGGAAAAAGTCTTTCATGCTGCTGGCACCCGCCCGCTCGCCGTCTTTTCTGCAGCTTCCCTTGGGCGGGGCGCTTTTTATCTCGCATTCCGTCCTTCCATGCTGCACCGTATCACAAAATCCACGTCGCGGAGTGTCAACATTCAGGCAACAAAAAAGCGGGGCAGCCGCAGCTGCTCCCGCTCCTTGTCATAGCTTCCGTGGGAAGTTCTCGTAGTATTTTCTCACCAGCCTGTACAGCGTCTCCCGGCTGATGTAGTGCTTCATCGCCAGCGCCGTGGCCGTGGTGTCCGTCGTCACGAACTCGAACAATGCCTGATAGTGTTCGCCGCCGTGCTCGATGCACAGGTTGAGTATCTTCTGCTGTTCTCCCGCCGAAAGCTCGTTGTACATACGGGACACGAAGTAGATGTACCCCTGCCTGTTATAATCGACCTTTACGCCGCTCTTGTATCGGAACATCTTCTCCAGCCCCTCCTCGTCGTCAGTCCTCAGTACCCGGAAAACTCTCCCGGACAGTGCCCCCCCCGCAAGCAAACTCCACCGTGTGGTATCGCCCCTTGGGATGGATGTACACCACCGTGCCCTTCATCGGCACGGCCTTGGATTTGCCGCTCGCATCCTCTCCGTGGATGGTCTGCGGCGTGCGCATCACCTTGTCTCCGATTTTCACAGCGCTTTCCCTCCATGCCGGTACGGTCTGGTCTTGTTGTACTCGTGCTTAATGCGCAGCAGGCCGTCCACATCCACGCCTTCCTTGCCGCACCAGTCCAGAATACGGATAAGACAGTCCAGCATCTCCACTGCGATGCCCTCCGGCTTGCACTGGGTCTTGTCCTTGTGCTCCCAGTCGCATACATCGTCGTGCTCGCAGTAGCCGCAGCAGCCGTACACCATGGGCTTGCCCCCCCGGAACTCCTCCAGCGCCTCGCTCAGCTCGCTGTGGCACAGCGCCACGATGTCGCCGAAGCTGCGCGGCTCGTCCCACCAGCCATGTGCCACCGCGTTCTTGTGGATTTCGTCGGCCAGCGCATTCAACGGCTGACGACGCGGCATGCACACCGCTCGGTCATCCCAGTATTCCGTCGCAAAGATTTTGCGCGTGTCGTTGCCGAAGATTTCCTTCATCTCCGGCAGATGCTCATTCACGGCATCGAAGTGGATGCCTCTCTGGGCGCACCACTCCAGCGCAGCGTCCAGCTTTTCTCCCGCTCGGCATGTCCAGAGAATGATTTTGCTGCCCTGCGCCTGCTCCTGCAGCACTGCGCGCACCACCTCCGGATTGTCGTCTCCGATGTCCGGCCAGTTGTTCTCGCAAAGGCACCCGTCGAAGTCCACCGCGATGATGCGGTGCTTGGTTTCGCTCATATTCTCGTCCTCCTGTGTATGTTTTTTAACGGCATCTCTCGATGTCGCTGTTTATCGTCGCTTCCGCCGCATCTCGAAGTGTATGTAGGCTCCGCGATTGATATTGTTCCTGTACCAGTAGGCCTCCACCAGCTCGAAGTCCGGGTATCGCTCCTCAAACCACTGGTATGCGGTGCCCTCTTCGATGGCACCCGTGATTTCCTCGATGTCCTCCATGTTCAGCTGCCCGTCATACTGGGCAGGCTCCGGGATGACAAGGTTTCTGCTCTGATTCCAGCGCTTGTAGAAGTGCTTGTCCTTCGCCATGTAGTGGGCGAGGCCGGTCACGCCGTCATCCTCGAACTGCAGGCGCTTGCTGTTGGCGTAGCCTTTGCCCCACAGCTTCTCCATCTCGTCTCGGCTCATGCCCCCGGATACGATGAGGTGATGATGAACTCTGCTTGTCCTCTTTCCGTATTCCGTGCAGCTGATGTACTTCAGCTCCAGTCCCGGCTTCTTGTATCTGCGCTTCAGTCTTCGGATGAAGTTGTACACGTCCCGCTGGGCTTCCTCCTCGCTCACCGGCTCCTGTCCTTTCCGGTATGTGAGATGCAGGGCGATGTCATCCTCAGAGAAATTGTTGTGAACTAAGCGGGTCAGCTTCTTCTCGGCGTTCTTCTGGTTGAGCTTCTCCTGTATCTCGCTGGTGGGCTTGCACTTCTTCCTGCGCTTGCCTGCAGGCTGAAAGACAGGATATATGTCTCCGTCTATATAATCGCCGCAGACATATACGCTCTCTCTGTTGAAGTTCCTGCCCTTGTACATGTCTCCAGCCTCCTGTTGGTAGATGGTCGCTAACTTATGATTGCTTACAAGCCTTAATTCACGCGCGCGCGTGAATTATAATAGTATGCCGTTGTCCGGGGCACCGGAGCGCTCCAGCCCGCCCGTGTCTCAGCACGGACAGGATGCAAAGCTCCTGTGTCATCGCCTGCGCCCCCGGCGAAGGGGACGCAGGCGTGCATTTTACTCTTCAGGTGTCGGTGTGTAGCATTGGCACCATGCCGGTATCGGATAGCCGTATGCCACGGCACGCTTGCCGGTAGGGAAGATGTAGGTCACTCTCCCACGGTACTTTCCCTCCTGCCCGCAGCGCAGTGCCGTCTTGTGCTCCGGCCACTCTTCCTCGAAGGCCAGCGCGCATGTGTCGCAGCAGACCTTCCGTTCCTCGGCTGCCACGTTATTCCGCCTCCGGCTTGGGCGGACGGTTGGCGGGCGGGTTTTTGCGTCCCCTCAGCATGTCCATGAAGCGCCGGAACAGCCCGGCGTTGCGTCGCCTCATGCCGGATGCCGAGTAGTACCGGCGGGCGCTCTGGGCGCGGTAGGCGCTGTTTTTCATCCGCTCGCTGCGGTGGCTGCGTTTCTTGTGGTTGATAGCACTGCTCATATCGCGTACCTCCTAATTGTTCTTCGCTTCCCAGTGGTCGCAGCTGTCGCCGCCCTCCACCGTGTCTGCGCAGTGCGGGCTTTCTCCGTTGAAACAGGTGCCCACGAACTGCTCGCGCCAGCGGCATGTGCCGCAGATGCGCTTCTTGATGACGATGCGCCCCTCGCGCTGGGCATCGCTCAGCTCCAGCAGCCGGTCTACGGTGTCGTCGTAGGCGGCACCCAGCCGCTCCACGCAGTCCACCATCCCCTCGTCTCCGAAGGGGCAGCCGAAGTGCTCGTCAGTGCTGCATACCCGCTTGCCGCACGCGCGGGTCAGCTCCACGATTTCTCTATCAGTCAGCATGGCTCAGTTCCTCCGGATGCAGCACGGCGATATTCGCCATCACGCTGGCCGTCGCCCACTCCATGCTCAGCAGCATGGCGCTGCGCTGGAACTCGCTGGAGAGCGCGCAGAAAGCGTCCTCGTTGTGGTCTTTCACCGCGCTCCACATATCCTTGTGCAGCTCCTTGATGGTCTTCATCCGCACTTCGACATTCTCGATGCTTTCCTTCAGCAGCGCCCATGCCTCTCGGTCAGAGGCGAAGCCGCGCCCGCGCTCTTCCAGCGTTGCGGCCAGCAGCTCCGCGTGAGCTGCCTGCGTATTGCCCAGCAGCTTGGTCTGTGCGTTCAGCTCGCTCATGCCTGCGCCCTCCTTACTTTGCCAGTTCCCAGTCGGTGGAAAGCATGTCCGACTGGCTCGCCAACCAGCCGGGCTGCAGGTTGCGCTGGGCGGTGCGCAGCACCAGCATCTCGCATACCTCCACGCCATTGCCGTCGGCAAACTCGCTGATGTCGGCATCGGTGTGCATCTCGTTGCACTGGGCGAGGAACACATACTGGCCTTTCCCGTTCCAGTTCTGCCTGCGCACGCGCTTACCGGCGCGCATCTGGTCGAGTGCCCAGCCGAAGTCGCCGGTGGCGGCCTCGCACTGGCAGTCATCCTTGCAGCAGCACGCCCCCCCAGCTTCCCGCTCGTAGAGGCTCTTCTGCAGGGCGTAGCCTTCCAGCTCCCACAGGCGATTTTCGATGTGCTCGTAGCACAGCTTCTTGCCCTGCTCCACGTCGTAGTTGGCGGGGTCAACGCAGGCACTGCTCTCGGTCAGGATGAAGCCGTTGCGCAGCCGCATCGTGACCACTGTGCATTTGTCGAAGGTGGTCTCCACCTTCACGTCCGCGCTGTTCATCAGCAGGTCGATTTGCTCCTTCGTTACCTTGATATTGCTCATGTTCACTTGCTCCTTTCTGTGATGCGGTCTAATAGCCGCTCGTACATGGTTTTGTAGGTCTCCAACTCGCAGCGGATGCGGACATTCTCTTCCCGCAGGCCGCTCGCTTCCTTCGGTGCAGAGGAGGAGTACCCCCCCCCCCGCGTTTTTTGCGCCCAGCGCCAGCGCCTTGCTCAGCGCCGCTTCCAGCTGCTCCATCTCTTCCGGCGTTGCAGTGCCGATGTATGTACCCACGCGGGACTTGTCCACCGTGTAGATGTGCTCGCACATGGCAGTGCTCCGGCGCGGGGTGGAATGGATTTCGACGTGCTCCGGCATCTGGTGCTGCGTCGATGCACTGCAGAATACCACCTGCACCACGTCGCGCATCACGTTGGCCTCCGTCGCGCTCACCACGATGCCCGGCCTGTCCTTTTCCATCTCGTGCCCGGTGGCATACGGGATTTCGATGTAGAAAATATCTCCGCGTTTCACGCTTTTTCCTCCTTTAGTCTCTAATTACCGATAGTAGCCCCGGTTTGAAGCGCACCTCCTCAAACCGGCGACAGCTTCTGAACAAGATTTTGTTGTTGCACCACGCCTGCAGTCTCCTCGTGGTCAGCGGCGCGCTCGGCTTGTTGTATATCATCACATACGGGTCAAAACCAAGTTCATCGAGCGTGTATATCCGG